TGCCGCCCGACCTGGCGAAGGCGTGGAGGTGGGGAGACTGGTCCGTGTTTGCGGGGCAGGCGTTCCGTGAGTTTTCGCTGGAGCGGCATGTAGTCAAGCCGAACGAGATACCAGGCGCGGGCTTGAATTTGAGGGCGGTGGATTGGGGTTGGAGCAAACCTTTCTGTGCGGGATGGGGACGCAAGGAGGCAGACACGGGGCGGGTGTGGGTGTATCGGGAGGCGTACCAGGCAGGGTTGACGGACCGCCAGCAGGCACAGATGATGCGTGACCTGACACCGAGCGATGAGCAGATCAGCATGACGTTTGCCGACCCTTCGATGTGGACGAAGAAGAACGTGGTGAACATCGTGACCAGCGCAGCGGATGAGTATGCGGCAATGGGCGTATACCTGACGAAGGCAGACAACGACCGCATCAATGGGATCCGCAAGATACACCGACTGTTGACGAACCTGCCGGATGGACGATCTGGACTGATGATCTCGGAGCAATGTCCGCACCTGATCAAGCAGTTGCAAAATCTGGCGGTGGATAAAAGAAATCCCGAAGACGTGGATACCGACCAGGAAGATCACGCCTTCGATATGTTGAAGTATCTACTCTCGAATGTGCGAGAGGCGACGAAGGAACCACCGAAGCCGATGCAACACATCAGGATACATTCATAGGAAGTGAACTATGGCAACGAAGAAACTGGATTACGAACACGATAAGAAGGGGTTCGAGGAGGCGCAGAAACTGGCGGTGGCGTTGCGCGCGCAGGGTCAGAAGAAGATCGCGGTGTTGAGAAAATGTGAGGACATCTATCTGATGCGCGGCAAGTCCATCACAGTATCGAAGGAAATCAAGAAGGCAGTCTCGCCGGACGGGAAGAATAAGTTGAAGGGGGCGCGGCGGTTGTTATCGGCGAGCGTCCCACACTTCCGCGTGGCGCGGGAAAAGAACAATCCGAACGTGGAGGAAGTTTCGGGCAAACTAGAGCAGATCGCAGGGGTGATGTGGAGCCAGTCGAATCATCTCCAGGGATTGAGGTTGGAGAGTGAACTGGCATTCAGCGGCCTACTGTACGACGAGATGATCGTGAACATAATTTGTATGCAGGATGTGGTGGACGATTTGCAGGAGGCGCTGAAAGATGAGACGGATAAATGGGAGAAGGCGCGCTGGGAGGGAAGACTACTGCAAGCGGAGACGCGAGCGGCGCTAACGCCGTACCTGTTTGAGGCAGTCTCGCCGATGATGTATTTCCCGCAGTATGGACGCTTCGGGGTCAGTTCCGTTTATTCGGAGATGAATCGCTCAGTGGCGGACGTGAAGGCGAGTTGGGGAGCGCGGGCAACTAAAGCGATCGGGAAAAAGAAGGACTCGGATTTCGTAACCGAATGTACGCTGATGGATCACACGTTCAAGTATGTGTGGCTGACCGAGAATAGTAATGAACCGATATTCGCAGATGTTCATGGAATGCCGATGATGCAGACGGTGGCCGTGCGTGCGGCGGGAAGCACACTATTCACCGAACCCGCCGACCAGTATGATCCATTCCTGAAAACGATGAGCGAGAGCGGACTGGACGATTTGCAGAACAGCATCCTAACCGCGTTGAACACGAATTTGAATTCAACCCTGGAGGCGCAGTGGGATTTTACGCAGGGTAAGGACGGGGATGTGATCGAAGTAGATCATTCGCAATTTTTGGGCGTGGTCAGCCATCCGCCAAACTCCTCGTTGAAGCCGTTTATCAAGGATGTTTTGTCGCGGGACGTGATCGGCGCGCTGGAACTGGTGCGGGGGATCAATTCGGAGAGTACAATCTATGACCAGGCGTTGGGCGCGGGGTCTGGGAATAGCGATCCATACGGATTAGTGTCACTGCTCTCGCAGGCTGGGCGCTTGCCGCTGACAGACGTGCAGAAGATGTTGGGAGAATTGGGGGCGCGGACGCAGGAGGTGGCGTTCGCATGGTGGAAGAAGAGTGGAAAGGCAGGCAAGGTGCAGGAGGCATACGGGAAGGACTTGACAATCAAGCCGTCCGAAATACCGGTGACAATTCGCTTCGAGTGCGACGTGAACGTGGACTTGCCACAGGACAAGATGCAGATGGCGAACACGGGCGCGAAGTTCGTGGAGATGGGAGCGAGCCGGGAGTGGGCGCTTCAAAACTTTGCGGGGATCGAAAACCCAGAGCAGATGGCGAAGCAGAGATGGTTTGAGCAAATGGGTGAGTTGGCAGGACAGAAGGCGAGCGAGTGGGCGTTGCAGACGATCTGGCAGGTATTGACGCAGGGGAATCAACCACCTGCCCAGGTTGCGGGGGGGCAGGGACAGCCATCGCCTGAGCAGATGATGCAAATGCAGGGACAAGGACAACCAGCGCCTGAGCAGATACAACAGGCCCAGGCACAGGCGCAACAAGCGCCAGGCGGGCCGCCGCAACCGCAGACGCCGCGGGGGATGCCGACGCAGGCCGACATGCAAGGGCCGATGCCGCCGATGCCGCCTGAGATGGGAGGGATGTGATGGCACTGACGATCAATGATGCAACGGATGCCGCGCAAAGCGCGGCGGTTGACCGATGGCAGTGGGCGCAGGAATTTGTTCAGAGGTTCCTGCGCCCGGAGATGGAGTTGCAGCAGGCGCAGAGTGTGGAGCAGGTGTTGATGTTTTGGATGAGTCTGCCGCCCGAGGCGCACGCGCAGATGCAGAAGCAAGACCCGGAGCAGTATGCGCGGGTTGAGAGTCAGGTGAATGCGTTGAAGAAGAAGCAAAGGAAGGAAGGCTGAGATGAGGATAAGTGAGAGTGGCGCGACATACGCGCCGTGGGAGAAGCCTTTGGAGCCGCCGCCGGTGACTGCGCCGCCTTATGCGCCGACTGCACCTGCGCCCGCGCCCACCCGTCCGTGGGAGGGGCCGGCGTATTGGTGGCAGCAACAACCTGCGCCTGCGCCGCTTAGACCTACCCCTGCGCCGATGCCGACGCCGTATGCGCCGACGCCGAGTCCATGGAGCAATAATATTCCGACTCTGGGGACAACCCCGGTGTACGGTCCGCCCGCGCCGGGGCCGACGGACCTAAACTGGAAGAGAAAAGCAAAAAATAGTCGTTATCACAGGCCTAGCATCGCGGGTTTGACGCCACCGCCTGCGCCGTCCGTTCTGCCACCGCCTGCGCCGCCCGATGCTGATAATGCATGGAGCGGTGGGGGTGGAGGATGGGGTGGAGGATGGGGTGGAGGATGGGGTGGAGGCGGCGGGGGAGGCGGCGGGGGAGGGTACAGTCGTTCGAGTTGGATCCAAAGTCTTTACTCGTTGAACGTGAACAGGTAACCATGGACAAATTCGATCCGAATCATTGGGAAGACATTGGCAATCCGAAACGACGGCGGGCGGCGCATCGTGCTTATGATGCACAGCAGGCAAAATATGCATACTGGAACGCGAACCCCAGTGCGGCCCCTGCCTGGTGGAATGGAACGGGAGAGCCAGTAACCGAAGCGGTGACGCCAGTAACCGAACCTGTCACTGCGCCTGAGGCGCGTTTCGATTGGGAGACTGCCACGCCGCAGGAATTCGAGGATCCAGCCGTCGCACAGTATCTTGATCAACTCAAACGGGGGGGGGTATCCGATGAAGCGGCGCAGGCATCGGTGAAAGGTATTTTTTCAGGCGGCACGGGATACGAAATCAGTTATTGGCATGACCCGGCGCACGTGGCGCGATATTACAATGCGATCAAGGCGACGCCGCCCGGAACGACGCTGCCGGAGTGGATGACGCCGGAGATGCAGGGTTACATCACCGAGACGTACAAGTATATGGAGTTCCGCAATAACGGAGCGCCGTGGACGGAATGGAAGTGGTTGAACCCGAACGACAAGGCGCTGCAAATGCTGGCGGCGCTGCCCCCGCCCCCGCCTGCGTTTTTGTGGCCGGGGGAGGAGAAGTTTGCTGCTCAGACCGGGGACGGGGGAGCGGGAGGAGCGACGATTGAGAACGTGATGGCGGGAGAGGCGGCGTGGGGGGACGTGGCGGAGGAGGAACGCAAGGCGATCTTGAATGCGCCGGATTTTGATATTGAACTGTATGACCCGATGGTGCGCCAGCAGATGTTGAGCGACCCGAATTTCAATTGGGGGGCGCTCCCTGCGTGGCAGCAGACGTTATTCAAATTACAGAGTAACCCACTGATCGGCGGGGCGGTGCAGGGATTCATGATGGGGGGGATGAGTTGGAAGGGTGCGGTGATAGGCATGGTGATCGGGAAGTCTGCGGAAGTGGTGGGGTACAACCCGAACAAATGGTTCTATGAGCAGGGAAACGGCGACGATAAGATGCAGTTGAGTGAGGTGGGCAAGGTGGGAATGGGACTGCTCAACGACCTCGGCCAACTGATGGAGGTGACGTTCGGATATGCAGGACAGGTGCTGGATCCCTGGGTGGGTGGACGTCCGGACGTGGCAATGTCTTTGCTGACCGACCCGGTACAGCGGGAGGCGGCCTTGCGTGCGGCACGGGTGGCATACGAGGCGAGTCCGTTTGCGACGTTCGCGACGAATGCTGTCATTGGGATAAGCAATTTATTTACAAAGGAAGACCAGGCTTATGTGAAACTAGGGGAGCAGATCATCCTGGGCAAGGCCGATCCCGTTGAACTGATGCCGGGGGTTGCCCCGAAGTTAGTCTGGTACAAGGCGATGGGGGAGGCGCGTCAGGAAATTGCGGCGGCCATTGAAAGCGGCGGTGATCCGCAGGCTGTGATGGACGGGATCCTTCGGAAGTGGTGGGGGTATGCGGGCGCGCCGGTGGCTGACCTATTTATGCAGGCAACCGCCGACCCGCTGAATGTTTTGCCCGGGATATCCGAGAAGGTGGAAGCGAAACTGTTGGGCGGGGCATTGGGGAAGGTGGGAGAGTCTATTGGCAGGCCGGAGTTCGGGAAGGCGTTGGAGACGGCGGCCAACCCGACCGAAGTGGTGAAGACTTTGCAGGCGGTGGTGCGGACCTTGCCAGCGGAGAAGGTGGGGGAGTTGCCGGCGTTGACGCGCTGGATGGCGGGGGTGAATGAGAAGGGGGAGGTGACGGCGGGGTTGATGGGGCTGTATCCGAGTGAGACGCTGACGAGTACGAGGATGGACCCGAAGGAGAAGGTGGGACTGTTTGGGATGGGGGCGAAGAGCGCCGACAGTTGGTTCAGGCATATACTGACGCTGACGCCGGAAGCGCGGGCGCGGACGGGGATCAGCATGGCGATGGATAATATGGGGACGATCCTGGCCGGGTTGGAACCCGAGCAGATGGAATCGTTCTTCAATGCGTTGAATAACAGCGACCTGGCTGCGATGAAGGAAGTGGCGGGGAACGTGGCGGGCGCGGCGGAATTCTATACTGTGCTGCCGATGTTGAAGGGCTGGGGGAAACTCGGCGAGCTGGCCGGCATGTGGGAGGTGAGCGCGGAGAATCGGGGATTGCTATTACGCATCGCCGATATTCTGGCCAGGGAACCGGGGCGGGTGGTGGAGGACTTGGGGAAGCGGGACGGAGCGGCGCGGGTGTATGAGACGCTGGGCCAGTTGATGACAAAGAGCAAGGACGCGGGCGCGAAGGCTTTACTAGCAGAGATGAAGGCGGGCAGGTTCACGGTGGCGGACCTGGAAGCAATAGGGAAGACGTTCACTGGGCCGGACGCTTTGCCGTGGCACCCGGGCGCGTATAAGGCGATGATCATGGAAAGCCTGGGGGAACACGCGGCGACGTGGGCGAGAGATTATTTTGGATTGAAGGCAGACAGCGGGGCAATTCGACTGGCGCATGTGCTAAAGTCCGCGCAGAGTATGCTGCTGCTGGGACTCAATCCCAACTATGCGATCAATAATATTATCAACAATGAAGCCACGCGCATGGTGACGGGCAACTTTGGATTTTTGACGAAGGGGCAGATGAACGACTGGATGACCAGGCTGGGCGTGACACCGAGCCGCATCCGTGAGGGTGTGGGCGCGACGGGAGAGGTCGCAGGCGCGGGCCGCGGGGAACGGGTCATCACGGAGGCGATGCGCGGGGAAGGGTGGCTGGCGAAGGCGGATAATGTGATCCGCGCGACCAGCGACAAGGTGGGGCTGATGGCCAACCTGGCCAAGGCGGCGGAAGGGATGGAGAGCGCGCAGGCGTATACGATCAGCATGAAGAAGGGATGGGGGAAACTGTGGGAACGCGGGCGCGGGTTCAGGGAGATGGATGCGGGGCTGACGCGGATGTTGAGAGAGATCAATTCGGGATTGCCGGAGTTGGTGTACCGCGCCATCGAAGGCGGGATGAATGAGAAGGAGATCATGGCGCGCTTGCAGGGACGGGAGACGGGCGTGCGGGCGCGCGACCTGGTGACGGGCGCGGCGCAGAAGATGGGGATGACGACCAGCCAGGCGTTGACGCTGTTGGAGCAGGCGGGGGTGATGGATCAGCTGGATGCGTACTTGAAGCGAGCCGACACACCCGATAAGCGGGACTACGCGTTCCGCCAAGTGGAGAAGCGGTCGCAGGCGTGGATTGATATGAAGCAGGGGTTGGACATCCGCAACCAGGCGGAGCATGTTGCCACGGCGATCAAGGCGGAGGGGAGTAATCGGGTTTGGGAGACGATCCTGTACAACTCAGGGATACGCTCCGATCGCTGGCTGGATCATTACATGAAGGCGGACGAGGTGGCTTCGGCAGTGGAGGCCATCGGGGACGAGTTTCAGGGACAGAAGAGTCTATTGTGGCTGGAATGGTTCCGCTCGGATGGGCAAGAGTATGCGCGCACGAATGCAACGGTGCTGGCAAATTTGAAGGGGATGATCGAAGGGTTCGGGCTGGATGCGCCCGAGGCGCAGAAGGTACTGGCGCTTCTTTCGGAAGAGTTCAAGATGTGGGACGAGGCGTATAAGTTCCGACTGGACGCGCATCGCGGACATTTCGACAAGTGGCAGGGACAGTTCACACTGGATACCATCGAGGCGCGCATGGCAGATTGGGATGCGATCTCGGAGCGGGTGGATGCGAAGTTCCAGGAAGCATTCAAGAATGAGCCATTGAAGGAAACGCAGATACGCGACCTGTTGACGGAGCAGATGCGCCGATTGTATGGAGACCAGGTGGCAGACGCCGCGTTGAAGGCGTATCAGCAAACGATTGATTTCCGCGCGGAGATGGTGGCGAAGTTACAGGAGCATCGCAAGGGGATGAAGAATCTATTCGGTGCGGATCGGCGGGCGGCGAACCGAAAGTTTTATCAGGACACATATACGCCGCGCGTGGTGGAGTCGCGCAGGATATTCGAGGGGGGGGTGGGGAAGGTGCAGGATGTGATCAATGGGAAGCCGGGTGCAGATACGGCGGGTACGCCTACTCGACCACCGGAGCCGATGGGTCCTGTTGCGCCGGTGAAGATGGGATCGCCGTGGACGGTGGAGACGGGCGTGGGGAAGGTGGACTTTGGGACGGAGATAAGGGCGGACACGCAGGTACGCCCCGACAATACGCCGGCCGCGCCAACCCCTGCCGCTCATCCTTCGACTGCGCCGGGTACGGCTCCGCTCAGGACGGCGGATGCAGTGTGGAAGATTGCGAGTGAGAACGGGATGAGCGGGGTGGATGCGAATGGGAATATGATGTTTGGGGCGAAGCTGGACGTGATCAAGTTTGTGAAGAAGTGGGGAGGCGGGGAAGGGGGGAGGATTGTGCGCTTCGATGACATCACGTCTGAGTTGATGCAGAAGGCGGTGGACTCGAGGAATGCGTGGGAGGCGGCGCAGTTGGCGCTGCCGAAGATTGATGCGTCGAATGTCGAAGGTCTAAAGTCGGAGAGCGCGAACCTGCCAGAGCCGACGAAGGGGGCGACGGAGGCGAGTGAGAAGGCGCTGGCGAAGGCAGAGGCTGACCTAACCCCCAGCCCCTTCCCTGTAGGGAAGGGGAGGGAAGCGAAGAGTCCGTATGATTTGGTGCATGATCGGGCGGTGAACGATCACATCATGGACATGAATTCCGTGGCGCGGGATGCGTTGCAGTATGAGTTGTCGGTGATGCGTTCGCTTGTGGAGTCGGGCGAGCCGGGGATGCGGATTCATTTAGGCTATGGGATAGACAAGGAAGTGAAGGGCATTTCAAGTTCGTATCCCGATTGGTACGGTCCGTTGAAGGGGAAGAAGGAAAACGTGTTGATCGCGCTGACTGCGTTGGAACATGGGATGGACAAGCCTGAGCAGGCGTTGTATAGAAACTTAAAGGGGATCGCGGCGGCGTTATTGAATGACGATGCGGCGATCTCGGAGCGTTGGGATTGGGCGAAGGCGTGGGGGTTGGAGGATGAAGTCCTATGGCGGGTGGATAAGAAACTGAGCGCGGTGACGGCGCGCGTGCTGGAAGGCGCGGCGGAGGGGAACTATGAGGCGTTGCATCGAGGGTACTCGGAACTGGCGGACGTGCTGGGGGAAATCCCGAAGGAGGTGATGGGCGAGAAGGTGCGCGTGTTGGACATGGAGAACGGCCAGCGCGTGCCGACGGCGGAGACGTACACCGAGTACACGTCACGGCTATGGGACGAGATGAGTGCGCTGTACGACTCTGGGACTGCCGAGCATTTGAATGCGACGGCGGAACTGGCGATGAAGGACGCGCAGGCGAAGGGCGAGATGGTGATGACGCGCGAGTTGTTGCGCGAGCAGTTGACGGAGAATGTGCCGGACGCGACGCCGGAGCAGATTGATATGGCGCTGGATTTGGCGGATGCGCGGGCGGAGAGTTGGGCGCGGGCGAGCGGGAGGACGGCGGCGGAGTGGTATGGGGAACACGTTGCGCCGATGGTGAGGGGGGCGGGGGACGTGGATTTGATGCAGGGTGGGCGCATCGAGCCTGTCAACCGGCGGATGATTCCCGTCGAGTTGAACGATTATGCGCATGCGCTGGTGAGGGCGGGGGCGGATGAGTTGCGGAGAGCCATACAGAATGAGCCGAATCGGGTGGACAGGGTTGCGATTCTGGATGCGGCACATGATATTGATCCAAAGATGGCGGAGGCAGTGGCGGGGCAAAGTATGGATATGCTGTATCAGACGGCGTATCATGGGAGTCCGCACAAGTTTGACAAGTTCACGCTGGATCACATGGGCGAGGGGGAAGGGGCGCAAGCGTATGGGTGGGGACTGTACTTCGCGGGAAACAAGTCTGTGGCGGAGTGGTATCGGAGAAAACTTTCTACCGGGAACATGGCTGTTATAAAAGACATGCCTTCTCATCCTGGAAAATTTTCTGTTGTAAGCGATAAAGGAATAGTGTCGGTTCATGATACATACAAACAAGCACAAAAAGCATTATCTGAAGTAACAGGCCAGCTTTACAAGGTGGAACTGCCTGACGAGAATTATCTATTGTGGGACAAGCCGCTGAGTGAGCAGCCGCAGGCGGTGAAGGATGCGCTAAAAAAGATTGAGGGTGATTACATCGAACCTGAGTTGTTTTGGCAAGGAAACGGGAAGGGTATCTATCAACACATGGCGACGGAGTTGGGAAGCCAGCTAGAGGCTTCTTTAGCGTTGAAGGAAATCGGTCTCAATGGCATTCAATACCTGGATGCTACGAGCCGCGGGAAGGGGGAGGGTTCATACAATTATGTGATCTTCGATGATGCGGCGGTGCAGGTGAAGGAGACGTTCTATCAGGATACGAAAGGCGGGGTGACGTTCCTGGCGGATGGGCGGGCGGTGATCCATGCGTTCGAGGGGGCGGACGTGAGTACGATTGTGCATGAGATCGGTCACATCTTCCGCAGGGATTTATCCACGAATGATTTGAAGATCGCTGAGGATTGGGCGGGGGTGGTGGATGGGAAGTGGACACGCGAGTCCGAGGAGAAGTTTGCGCGCGGGTTCGAGGAGTATCTGGCGGATGGGAGCGCGCCGACTGCGAAGTTGAAGGCCGTGTTCCAGAAGTTCAAGGAGTGGATGGTGGGGATTTACCGGGTGATTGCGGGGTCCGCGATTGATGTCAACTTGACGCCGGAGATGAGGGGGGTGTTCGATAGGTTGCTGGCTGAGGATGGATCATGGAGAATGGAGAATGGTGGGGACGATGGAGCGCGGATTGCGGAGATGGGACGGGAGGCGGGGGTGGAGTTGTATCCGAAGATGAAGGAGATGGCGGAAGGGGTGACGGTGGGGGCGCGGGTGTATGCGATTGGGGATATGGTTCGCCCTTCGACTGCAGACGGGGTACCGTCCTCCGCTCAGGGCAGTGCGGGCTGGACGCAGGCGACGGTGACGGAAGTGCGGGCAGATGGGAGCCTGGCGCTGGACAATGG